AGACGAGTGGCAGCTTGGGACGAAATGCAAGCAATTACGAAAGCTATCAATCGTATTATTGACCCGTTTGTCAGACAAATTTTAATCGAGAAGTATTGTAAGTGGCAGATGAAGTCTGATTGCGCCATTTACATGGAATTGGGCTACTCGGAAAGTGAGTTTTATCGTATGTTAGAGCGAGGGGCGATTGAGTTCGCTGAAAGCTACCGTGGTGGCGAGTTGTTGGTCTTTCGAATTGGGAGAGAAAAGCGAGAAAATAGCTGGGATAGTGACGTCTGTGAGTGTTAAAATCATATTATAGAAAAAATAGCATAGAGCGCGACATTGTCACCTGTGTTAAAACGGTCGCGCCGCAACTTGCAGGAGCTTGCCGTAATGCGAAAGCTAGCAGCACTGTAAGTTGGTAGGGAACATAGCAAAGGGGTGAATGCGACAGACTTTTAATCTGTAGGCGTAGGTTCGAATCCTACTTTCCCTGTTTCAGTCACACATTTGTGTGGCTTTTTTATTTTATTTGATTGAGAGGTGATGGAAAATCGCTAAATTGACCATAAAACAGCAACGTTTTGCCGACGAGTACATCATTTCGGCAAATGCAACGCAAGCAGCTATTAAAGCGGGTTACAGCAAAAAATACGCGAATACGAACGCAAGTAAGCTACTACAAAATACTACAATCAAATCCTATATAGATGAGCGGCTGGAAGATTTGCAGTCTAAAAAGGTTGCTAGTCAGCAGGAAGTGATGGAGTATTTGACGTCGGTCATGAGAGGTCAAGAAACCGAGCAGACTATCATTGGAGTCGCTGATTTAGGCCAAGAATTGACCGATATCGAGGTCAGCGCTAAAGACCGTATCAAAGCCGCTGAACTAATTGGGAAACGTTATCGAATGTGGACCGACAAAGTAGAGGCTGAGGTACAAGGAACGGTGGTGTTTGCGAATGAAGACGACATCGCAGACTAACGACGTTATCGTTAACCTTCCTAAAATGGTCGGCGGTGGCTATGGCAAGTTCTGGCGTTCTAAGAACTTCTACAGAGTCGTCAAAGGCTCTCGTGGTTCGAAGAAGTCGAAAACGACGGCTTTGAACTTTATCACAAGGCTTTTGAAATACCCGTGGGCCAATCTTTTGGTGGTCCGCAGGTATTCGAATACTAACAAACAGTCAACTTATACAGATTTTAAATGGGCGTGTAATCAATTAAAGGTTACACACCTTTTTAAATTCAACGAGTCATTGCCTGAAATCACGTTGAAAAAGACAGGTCAAAAGATTCTGTTCCGTGGTCTTGACGATGAGTTAAAAATCACGTCTATCACCGTTGACGTTGGTATTCTTTGCTGGGCTTGGTTTGAGGAGGCTTATCAAGTCGAAACAGAAGACAAATTTAGCACGGTCGTCGAATCTATTCGTGGTAGCTTGGACGTTCCCGGATTTTTTAAACAAATAACGGTGACGTTTAACCCGTGGAACGAAAGGCACTGGCTGAAACGTGTGTTCTTTGATAAAGATACACGACGGGCCGACACGCTCGCTTTAACCACGACTTATAAATGCAACGAATGGCTTGACGAAGTCGATAAACAGCGCTATGAAGATTTGTATATTACTAATCCAAGGCGTGCTCGTATTGTTTGCGACGGTGAGTGGGGCGTAGCTGAAGGCCTTGTATTTGAGAACGTTAAGGTTGAAGACTTTGACAAAGACGAGCTGCTTAAAGATAAGAATAATAAACTTGCCCTTGGCCTTGACTTTGGTTTCACTCACGACCCGACCGCTCTTGTAGCTTGTCTGATTAATGACGAGACGAAGCAAATACATATTTTTGATGAAGCTTATCAAGTCGGCCTAATCACTCGTGATGTGGCTAACTTGATTACATCAAAAGGTTATCAAAAGACAACGATTATAGCCGATTCAGCAGAGCCTCGCTTGATTGAGGAACTTAAACAAGAGCACGGTTTGAGACGTGTGAAGCCTAGTCGAAAAGGCAAAGATTCAATCATGGCCGGTATTTCGAAGTTGCAAGGCTACCAAATCATCGTCCACCCGTCATGTACTCACATCATGGACGAGTTTTACAGCTATTGTTACCAACAAGACAAGGAAGGTAACTGGCTAAACAAACCTGAAGATAAAAACAACCACTTGATGGACGCATTACGCTACGCTTTGCAATGTGTCGAAAGCAAGAGCTGGCTATATTAAGGAGTATACAATGCTACAAACTAACGATATTTCAACGCTTGGTGCTGAGATTAAGAGCTTAATCAACAACGACCGGGCTAGCGCTTTGAAGCGGAAAATGTTTGATGGAGTCAGATATTATGATTCACAGCACGACATTTTAAAGACTCGCATGTTCTTTTTTGACAGCAACGGACAACTAAGGGAAGAAGAGTATCGAGCCAATACGAAGATTTCGCACGGATTCTTTACCGAGCTTGTTGACCAAAAGGTTCAATACTTGCTTTCTAATCCTGTTGAATTTACGACAGAGAACCTAGAACTACAGGACTATCTGGAGCAATATATTGACGATGACTTTCAGCTTATGCTGCAAGAGCTCGTTGAAGGTGCTAGTCAAAAGTCTTATGAGTATGCGTTCTGGAACGTTGATGAGACCGGCAAGGTCAAATTTAGAGCCGCTGACGCACTCAAAACGATTCCGATTTACGACGAGAATCTAGCAATTGACCAGATGATTTACTACTACGATGACCAAATCACAATCAAGAACGAGGTCAAGAACGTGGTTCGCGCTCAGTTCTGGACGAAGGAACAAGTATTTTACTTTGTTTGTGTCGATGAAGGTGAAATGGAGCTAGACGAATCTATCAAGGTGAATCCGGCTTTCCATCAGCTTGCTAAAGATGAGGAAGGGACTTACTACGGTAAAGGCTATGGCCAAGTGCCGTTTATCAAGTTGGCCAATAACAAGCGTGAGAAGACTGATTTAGAGCCTATTAAAGACTTGATTGATGACTATGACTTGATGGCTTGCTCGTTGTCTAATAACTTAATTGACTTTGACCACCCGATTTACATCGTTCGCGGTTTTGAAGGTGACAACTTAGATTCATTGGTCGCTAACCTAAAAACCAAGAAGACTGTTGGCGTTGGTGAAGATGGCGGCGTAGACGTTCAGACTGTTGATATTCCGGTCGAAGCTCGTAAGACTAAGCTAGCAATCGATAAAGAAGGTATCTACAAATTCGGTATGGGCTTTGATAGTTCTCAAACTGGCGACGGCAATATCACAAATATCGTAATTAAATCACGTTACAGCTTGCTTGACCTGAAATGTAATAAGACTGAGGTTCGATTGAGAGCGGTTATCAAGCAAATGCTTGACCTGATTGTCCAAAATATCAATGAATTGAACGGCAAAGCATTCGATTCGTCTGTTATTGAGGTGACTATCACACGCTCAGTTATGGCTAACGAGACCGATAACGCCACAGTTGCTAAAACTGAAGCGGATACTAAGCAAGTATTGATTAACAACGTCATGACGGCAGCTCCTCGCTTAGATGACCGTACAGTTTTGGAACTATTGGCTGAGATCTTGGAAGTTGACCCGGACGAAGTCGAGAAAGCTTTGGGCGAACAGGCTTACAAGTCTGATTTTAACCAAATGACAGAGGTAGATGATGACGGAACTGAACCAATTTCAACAGGAAATCGAGAATCTGCTGGCGAAGGCGGACAAGAAGACTGATAAACAGTTATATGGTTTGTATATAGACACGATTAAGGACCTGAAGCAGGCTTTGCTGGTCGATTATCAACGCTATGAACAGCTATCGTCCACAGAACAGCTAAAATTAAGCCGTATGACAAACCTTTTAGAACAACTTGATAATTCAACCAAGGAATTAAAACAAGGGCTTAAAACGGAAATTAACGGCCATTTAGAGAACACGGGGAAAATAGCTTATAACGAGCTCTTTTACGAATACGAGTCTAAAAACACAGCTATCAATTTCACAATACTAAAAAGCGAAGAATTGAAGACAATTATCGAGACGCCTGTAGCCAATTACAAGCTGTCCGAGCGCTTGAATGATGGTGTGGCCGAGAGACTGAGGTCAAATATCAAATCAGAGCTTACACGAGTATTTCTGTTAGGCTACAGCTACAAGCAGACTGCTGCTAGGTTGGCAGAGATTGGCTATAGTTCTTATCGTCGAGCCTTGAACATAACTCGCACCGAAGCTGGTCGAGTTCAGGCAATCGCAAGACAAAAGTCGCAAATGGAAGCAATGAAATTGGGTGTCGAGTTTGAAAAAGAATGGATTTCAACACTTGACAATCGCACTCGTAGCGACCACGCTAAGCTTGATGGTCAACGTGTCAAACCTGACGAAGATTTTGAAGTCAGCGGACTTAAAGCAAAACAGCCCCACATGTTTGGGGTCGCTGCTGAAGATTGTAATTGTCGCTGTCGCACAGTTTCACGCTTGAAGAACGATAAATCGGCGCTTTTGAGACGTGACAACGAGACGGGAGAAGTCGGGAAATGGAAGAATTATGCCGAATGGGCGGAATCGAAATATAAAACAAAAGAAAAACTAGGTTTTGAATTTGTTGAAAAACAAAGTGGAAGAATGTATAATAAGCTTGATTTAAATGATTACTCTAACCATACATTCGCTAACTTAAAAAAAGTTTTACAATCCGCCACAAAAGAAGTTGCCGCATTTAGACAAGAGACGGGGATTGATTTATATAATGAAAAATTCATTGATATAAAGAATAGATACGATGATAACAAAGCTAAATTTGTTAAGTATCTATACGAAAAACGTCACTACTCTGTTCTGCCTACTCAAGTTTTGAATACAGACGGAATGACTCCTCTTTATCGTGGAGTTGTGAATGCAAATGAAGCTGGATTTACTGGCGCGGATTTTGTAGACCGTTTCAAAAATGGACCGCTTGATATATCTGGTGCCAATCGTTCTGCTTTTGGTAGAGGTATCTACTTTGGCAAGGACCAGCGCTTAGCAGCGACTTACGCTAAAAATGGCGAAGGTGGTGAAATCATTGAAGCTTTCTTACCTAGTGACGCTAATATGACCACCGTTAAAGCGATAAAAGACTTTTACACAAAATCCGTTACAGACAGCCAGTTAGAAGAGGCGGGGCTAACAGAGATTTATAATTTGTTGTATAGTAACAAAGGAATGGATAAAAACGTGGATATTTGGTCGGCTATCACTGGTCACGATGGAATTATTTCAAATAACGGCGAAATTATTAGTATTTTCAACAGAGGAATTTTGAGGATTAAAGAATGAAAACATCTGTAGGATTATTATTAGACGCCCTATCTGAAATTGTCCCGAACTGGGATATCGAGGACGGGCTTTATAGTTCAGTTGTGAAAATGATTAAAGAATTGCCAAAGGAAGATGGCTATAGAATTATTTCGCAGGAAGATTTAAAACTATTTACAGAAGATGATAGTTCGAGAATACTCCAATACATTGAAGATAATCAAAGTAATCTACAGAAAGACCCATTTGAAATTGAATTAATGTTTTAGTTATACGCACAGCACCTAGCACTTGCTAAGTGCTTTTTTTATACCCAAAAGTCGTAGAAATACGGCTTTTTTTGTTTTGTCCTAGTAGCCAAGAGGAAAGGCAGAGCTCTGCAAAAGCTTGACCGTTGGTTCAAATCCAACCTAGGACTTTCGCCAAGACAAGGCGTTAAATTGTCAACATTATTCAAATTCTCGTGGTCGTCTCACGTTAAAAGGACGTAGAAGGAGAACAAATGAAACGTGAATTTCTACAGTCTCTAGAACTGTCTGAAGAAGTTATCAATCAAATCATGGCAGAGCACGGCAAAACCGTACAAGCTACGCAAGAAAAACTGTCCGCGGCAGAAGCACAGCTTAACGAAGCCAATGCTACTCTTGCCACTTTGAAGAAAAATAACAAGGACAATGAGGGGCTACAAAGCGAATTGAAGTCTTATAAAGAGCGAGTTGAAATGCTAGAACAGGAAGCGAAAGATAACGCTCGTAAACAGACAATCAAAGACGCTTTGACGGATGCTAAAGGGACTGACGTTGATTATCTCATGTTTAAACTTGGTGACCTTGAAGTCGATGACGAAGGCAATGTGAAAGACCTTGAGAATAAAATCAAGGACCTGAAAGCAAGTCTTCCAACTTTCTTTGAGGAAGCACCAGAGCCACCTAAAGAACCAGAAGGGTTCACTAAGTTAGGCGGCGCCAAATTAGGCGGTGGACAACCACCCAAAGAAACAAGTCTTGAGTCAGTTCTTGCAAATCCTGAAATGAATTTGACTCAGTTCTTGCAACAACAGAGCAAATAAAAGGAGAATTTAAATGTCAAACGAAATTACAAAAGTTCTGGATACTATTACGCCAGAGATTTACAATGCTTATATTCAGCAGTATACTGCTCAAAAATCACTAATCGTTAACTCAGGTATCGCAGTCGCTGACGAACGTGTTTCTAAAATGATTACAGCAGGGAATACAATCGTTAACATGCCGTTTTGGAATGACCTTAACGGAGATGACGAAGTTCTTGCAGAAGATAAGGAACTTTCAACTGGTAAAATCACAGCAGGTAAAGACGTTGCTGCGGTTATGTATCGTGGTCGCGGTTGGGCTGTCAACGAGTTGGCGGCTGTCGTTTCTGGTGATGACCCATCACGAGCTATCCTTAGCCGAATCGGCGATTATTGGGTTCGTCAAGAACAAAAAGTGTTGCTTTCAGTGCTTAAAGGTTTGTTCGCTGAAAGCGGAGCACTTGCTTCTACACACTTGCTAAACATTGCGACAAAACCAATTACAGCCAAAGAAGTGCTTAACGCCAAACAACTACTTGGTGATTCTGCCGATAAACTTAAAGTCATGGTTATGCACTCGGCTGTATATACTAAATTGCAACAAGATAACTTGATTGTTTATATTCAACCAACAGACGCAACAATCAATATTCCGACCTATCTTGGATATCGTGTCATCGTTGACGATAGCAACGCACCAGCTGATGATGTATATACTACATACTTGCTTGCAGAAGGTGCTTTCGGTCGTAATAACGGAACACCAGCAGACCTTACAACTTTCGAAACTAACCGTAAAGCAGCCGCTGGCGTTGATGAAGTATTCACACGTCGCGCTTTCGTATTCCACCCGTACGGAGTTAAATTCACAGACACTACTGTAGCTGGATTGACACCATCTAATACAGAGCTTGCAACAGCTAACAACTGGTCTAAAGTCTACGAAAATAAAAATATCGGTATCGTAGCAATTCGCCACAAACTTGCTACTGAAGAAGTTTAAGGAGGTGATTCGAATGAAAAAACTTTATCTTGTCGTTGATTCGTTCATCGATTCGCAAGATGAAGGTGTTTTTTATCCTATCGGGGCTATCTATCCCCGTGGAGGATATGAACCAGACGAAAAACGTGTCAAATCTTTCTTGAAGGGCGAAAACGCCAAAGGCTCGGTGCTTATCAAGGAACTTATTCAGCTTCCGGCTAAAGACGTGGTTGAAACACCGCAAGAAGTAGCTGAAGAGCCTGAAAAAGAGCTTAATCGTGATGAAATCAAGGCAAAACTTGATGAATTGGGCGTAGATTACAAGAAAAACGCACGTACTGAAGTGCTAGCTGACTTGCTAGCTGAACAAGAAGGGGAGTAGTCAGCTACTCTCTTTTAATTTTGGGGGTATGTATGATTATTTCGCTTGAAGACGCTCTTAAAATCGATAAGAATGCTACACAAGAGTATTGTGATGGCCTTGAAACGATGGTCAGGGTGTCTACTAACAACAATTTCCAAAATATTCGCTTTAGGTGCTCTGGTTTGGTGCTTTCGGATAATGAAATTCGCGTCTCTAAAGGTCGTCTGGACATTTTTAAAGTCGGTGACACCATCGAAATTAATGACTCAAATTATAACGATGGCTTATATACCATCTTAGAGGTCGCTGACGACGTTTTAAAGATTAATGGACAATTTATCACGGAAGTATCAACGCGGGCTATACTGACTAAAATAAGCTACCCAGCGGACGTCTTAGCTGGAGTTAAGAAATTAATTAAGTACGATTCTAAAATGGCTGGAAAAATTGGGGTCAAATCGGAATCGATTAGTCGTCATTCGGTGACTTATTACGATGTGACCGCAGCAGAGAGTCAAGAAGGTTATCCGGCTACTCTTTTAGGTTTCCTGAAGAAATATAAGAAATTGAGGTGGTCTTGATGTCTACTTTTACGATTTTAAAATATGATAAGACAGGTAGAAGAAACAGTTTAGGCCAAATCATTCACGACTTTCAGGAATCTAGCACTTTTGACGGCTGGATTGACTTTTTAGGTGGCGAAGAAAGCATTAGTCAGAACGCAATCACAGCAGACAGTACTCACATTATAATCACGTTCGAAACACGCTTAGAAATCAGCATTTCAGACCGTGTTCGCTTTAAAGATAGAGATTACGAAGTGACATACGTCGATAATCCAATGGAGTTAGACGACCACTTGGAAATTTTCTTGAAGGCGGTGGGTTGATGTCTAGTGAGTTTAAAGATAATTCAGCGGCAGTCAAGCATGAAATCGAGTTACAGGCTATTCGTGGCCTGATTCAAGCTTGTATGCTTGTTGAGGGTGTAGCTGTTGGTTTGGCGCCGGTAGATACTGGAGCCTTGCGTGATAGCATTGACTATCGTGTTGACCGTGACGAGCTGGTCGGCTATGTCGGCACTAATTGCGAGTATGCAGTCTGGATTGAATTTGGTACTGGTGAATTTGCCGAGAAAGGCAATGGTCGAAAAGGTGGCTGGGTCTATACAGCTGCTGACGGCAAGACGTATTTTACTTACGGTCAAAGACCTGTTAAGTTCTTGCGTAATGCTTTCCGTCAAAACAAGTCGCAAATTCAGGAAATTTTGGAAGATTGTCTTAGAAATTTAACTTAAAGAGGTCACAATGAACGAAGTTATTGCCGCTGTATTGGCCCAATGTCAAAATGTCATCGCTGAAAGTTATTTCAGAAAGAACACAAGCCAACAAATCACTTATCCTTATCTAGTTTTTAGCTATGATAGCGATAATCGTGACAAGTACGCTGATGGTGCTTATCTGGACGTAACTATCTTTGATAATCAAGGCAGCAATGACGAACGAATTGAGACCAAGACGGCAGAATTAAAACAAGCACTAAGAAATTACTCTGAAATGCTTGATAGTTGTTATATTAGAGCACGTTTTGAGGGCGGAAACATGACTGACACAGGTTCAGACATGCTACAACGTCGAGACGTGCGATTTTATTTGGTTATAGATTGGAGAAATTAATGGCAAAACAAGCTGTACGTAAAACTGGGTACACTAAGAACACACCGAAGTCTTACATTGTTGACGCCGGCGCTGTTTTTAAAAACCTTGAATGGAATAAAACAACGAGTAAATGGGAAGGTGAGCTCTTGGGAGCTACGTCAGACGGTAACAAAGTTACTATTGAGAAAAACTATCGCGAGGTCGAAGTTGACGGAGTTAAAACTAAAGCTGTTGGTTTGAAGATTTTGGAATCTCAAAACGCAACGCTTGAAACTAACGTCAAAGAGCTTACGGCCGAAAACATCGCTTTGGCTTTAGGCGCCAAAGTAACAAGCGGTGACGGTGAATCAGCGCCAGTAAACTACAAGGTTATTACAAGTAAAGGGAAAGTCGAAAATGGCGATTATCTTAAAAATATCGCCCTTGTCGGAACTGTTTCAGGGACAAACGAACCGATTATCATTGTTTTGGATAATGCACTATGCACGTCTGGTCTTGAAATGGAACTTAAAGACAACGAGGAAGCGGTAGTAGCGATGACCTTCGAAGCACATGCTGATGAAGACCAAGTAGAAGACTTGACGCTCCCAGCTCGTATTTACTATCCACAAGTTAGTCTTGAAGTTTAATACTATTTAGAGAGGATTTTGATCGATGACCGAAAAAGTAACTGAACTACCAAAAGAAACAAAAATGCGTGAGCTAAAAGGTGATGACATCTTTACTATGCTTGGAATTCTTGGCAAACTTGACTGTCAAGATGAGATTATGGCTTTAGTTGATGGAGCTTTTAACAGCGCTGAAAAAGACCTTGAGAAACGAGGAACAAAAGTCGTTGCCGGCTTAGTCTTTGCTGTTATGAAAAATATCAGCAAAGCAAAAGATGACATAAACAGTTTTCTTGCTGATTTGACTGGTAAGAAAGTTCCTGAAATTAATTCGCTTAGCATGATTGATTACACTAAATTGTTAACTGCTTTCTTTAAGAAAGAGGAACTTAAAGATTTTTTCAAATCTATTGCGTCAGTGTTGAGCTAACAGAATTTAGATTAAAAGATTTACTTTTCAAACGATACACTAATCCAATGCTTGTCCTAGGGACTATGACCTTAGGGCAGACGTTGGATTTTTTAGTGTATTTGGTCAACGAAACTCAAAAAGAGGAATTGCGGGATATCTGGCTAGCCAAAGATACCGAATTGAGTTTAGGCGAGTTCATCAACAAGAATCTTCATTCTAAAGGGCGTACAGACAAGAAACAATCTGTAGAGAAAGATAAGCAAGCCATCGCAATGGCTGAATTTATCTTAAATAACGACAAGAAAGGAGATGTAGATGGAACTATTTAGCTTATTCGGGAAAATTGGTATCAAAAACCAAGAAGCCAACAAGGCTATTGATGAAACGACCGGAAAAGCTGAAGGAGCTCATGGAAAACTAGGAAAAGTATTCGGCGGTATCGGGAAAGCCGCTGGTGTGGCTGGTAAAGCTATCGGTGTCGGCCTTGCTGCTGGTGTAGCAGCGTTAGGGACTTTAGGAGTTGCAGCAACAAAGAACTACGCTGAGTACGAACAGTTAACCGGTGGTGTTGAAACACTTTTTGGGACCGGTGGTAAAAGTCTTGAAGAATACGCTCAAAGCGTCGGAAAAAGTGTTGATGACGCAGCAGAACAATTTAACAAGTTGCAATCGGCGCAAGACGCTGTTATGAATCATTCTAAAAACTCTTTTAGAGAAACAGGTCTATCAGCTAATGCGTACATGGAAACCATTACCAGCTTTAGTGCGTCATTGATTCAGTCGCTTGGTGGAGATACTCAAAAAGCGGCCGAAGTCGGACATAAAGCGGTAGTTGACATGTCTGATAACGCCAATAAAATGGGTACTAATATTCAGGATATTCAGAACGCTTACCAAGGTTTTGCAAAACAAAACTACACGATGTTGGATAACTTGAAGCTCGGTTTTGGCGGTACTAAAGAAGAAATGCAGCGCTTGTTGACGGAAGCCGAAAAAATCAGCGGGATTCATTACAACATTGATTCGTTCGCTGATGTCGTTGAAGCAATTCACGTCATGCAAGAATCAATGGGGATAGCCGGAACCACAGCGAAGGAAGCTGCGACAACCATCGAAGGTTCAATCAGCATGTTGAAAGCTTCTTGGACCGATTTCTTAACTGGTATGGCCGACTCTGACCAAGACATTGGGCAATTGGTTAAGAACGTCGCAGATTCGCTCAAAACTGTATTTGATAATGTCATTCCTCGTATTTTACAAGCATTGCCTCGTATTATCGAAGGATTGTCACAACTGTTTCAATTAGTCGCTGGTTACTTACCAGAGATTTTACAAACACTGTTACCGCCTCTAATTTCAGGCGCTACAGAATTGCTAGGAGCATTATTCAATGCTTTACCGGCGATTTTCAATACCTTGTTTAATACAGTTCTTCCGCAAGTATCAGACGCTTTTATCAAGTTCCTTGACCAAGTCTTCTCGCAAGTTCCGCCTGAATTCTCAGGCCTTCAAAAGGCTTATGAGAATATCAAGACGACTATTTCAGAAGTTGCTAGCATGGTTGGAAACTTCTTTAACGGTTTCTCTGGTGCTGACGGTAGCACGAATAAAGTCAACGGTCTAAAAGACGCCTTGAAAGGCGTTTCTGACTTCTTGGCAGACGCAACAGGCGGAGTCAAGGACTTTGTGACATGGTTTAAGCAAGGCGGTACGTCTGTAGACGTGTTTAAATCTGATATTGTTGGCGCTACAGGCGCTTGGACGGCTTACAAGGTTGTTACCGGTGTTATCAAAGGTATCGAAACAGCTAGAAATGTTATTTTAGGTGTTTCAAATGGTTTGATGTTAGCTCACATGGTAAGAACTAAAGCGTTGACAGCGGCAGAAGGAGCTCACGCAGCCGCTACCGTTGCAGGTACTGGAGCAGTTAAAGCATTCAATGCAGCTATGGCTATTAATCCTTGGGGAATCTTAATTGCAGCAATTGCCGCAGCAGTAGCAGGACTTATTTGGTTCTTTAGTCAAACTGAAACCGGCAAAAAAATGTGGTCTGACTTTACGAAGTGGCTCGGCGAGACTTGGCAGTCACTCGTAAACGGCGCAGGTCAAATTTGGCAAGGCTTAGTGGACTTCTTTAGCAATCTATGGACGTCTATCAAAGACACTGCTTCAAGTGCGTGGGAAGGCGTTAAAAGTGCTTTAACAAGCGCTTGGAGTTCAATTGTTAGCGCGGCACAAGCAGTTTGGAATGGATTAGTAGCGTTCTTCAACGTTCTTTGGGGAAGTATTGCGATTATCTTCCAAGTTGCATGGCTGGCAATCTATACACCTTTGCGAACGGCTTGGGAAGTGTTCTGGGCGTTTACACAAGGATTCTGGCAAGGTCTAGCTGATTTCTTCTCTGACCTTTGGGAAGGAATTAAATCAGTAGCGATAAGCGTTTGGGACGCTATCAGTTCAGCGTTAACAGCGGTATGGAATACTATTGTCGCTTTTGCTATGAGCGTTTGGCAAGGTTTCGTTCTGACTTTAACCACGATTTGGAACGGTATTTTAGCAGTAGCTACGCCAATTTTCAATGCTTTGAGTACATTCTTTAGCACTTTGTGGAATGGTATCGTAACTGTTGCGATGACTATCTGGAGTATCCTCGTAACCGGTTTAACAAATATGTGGAATAGCGCCGTAACAGTAGCGACAACAGTCTGGACAGCTTTAAGCGCTTTCTTTAGTAGTCTTTGGAGCGGAATCAGTTCAACAGCTTCAAGCGTTTGGAGTTCTATTTCTTCATTCTTATCTGGAGTTTGGAATGGAATTTCATCAACAGCTTCAAGCGTGTTCAATGGTATCAAGAACACAGTATCAAACGCGTTCAATAGTATTAGGGGCGTAGCTTCGTCTGTTTGGAATGGTGTCAAGAGCACTATTTCAAATGCAATCAACGGAGCTAGAGACGCTGTCAGAAACGCAATCGAAGCTATCAAAGGATTCTTTAACTTTAAGATTTCATGGCCGCATATTCCTACACCACATTTCAATGTGTCCGGTTCTGCTAATCCGCTTGATTGGATAAAAAATCCTTCTACCAAGCCGAAATTTGACGTTCAGTTTTATAAAGCTGGTGGGATTATGACTAGTCCTACCCTTTTTGGAATAAACGGCAACAATGCTATGGTTGGCGGAGAAGCAGGAGACGAAGCAATTCTTCCGCTTAACGATAAGACCTTAGCCGGAATTGGTAAAGGAATCGTTGACGCAACAGGCGGAGAATCTGAAAGCGTCGAAGTACTTCATCTAATTCTTGGAGTGCTTGAAGAAATCCTTGATAAGGACCTAGACGTCTACATTGATAGTGACACGCTGGTTAGCAAGACTTATCGCAAATACCAAGCTAAAATCGCAGCGTCTGACGCTCGTAATCTAAGATTGAGAGGGGGATAATGCTTGGAGAAAATTTTAAAAACTATGTCCTATAACGGCGTAGACCTTGAGCCTTATCTCACGGTTTTAAAGGTCTATCGTCCGGGAACAGCTGACATCACAAACGAAACAAGGCAGGTCGCAACTCGTGGCCTGTCTTTTAAACGTCAGCGAAGAGGCGGAAAGACAATCAAAGTCGATATTTTTATCGCTGGCAATGTCTTGGAAACGATTGATATTTTGAATGATATCTTTGCTGATTATCCGGCCAAATTGGTCTTCAGCGACCAACCAGACCGCTACTATTTAGCGACACTTAGCAAGTTTCCTGAACCGTCAAGTTCGGTCAGAGAAGCGGAGTTAACACTGGAGTTTGAGTCATTCGATGGGGTGGCTCACAGTGTTGCTTATAAACGTTTTGATAATCCTAAAGTCGAGGGCGACAGGCTTGTTTTTGAGGTCGAAAACAAAGGGAATGAGACCGCACTACCGATAATCCGACTCAAATCTAACAGCGATAACGGCTATTATGGTCTTGTTAGCGATTCAGGCGTCATGGCCGTCGGAAACAAGGAAGAAATGGACGGGAAAACCGTTGAGAAGTCTGTTATCGAATTCGATTATCGAGACGATAAGATTTTAACCGGTTTTGAAAAAGGGGCTAAGAATCAGGCTATATCAAACGTAGCCGAGAACCTAACAGGGACGCTTGGCACGTTGCGTTTTAATGGGCGTAATTTTGTTTATTTGCAGAATTATTCGCAGCAAGGTGTCAATAGTTCAGGAAGCCTTACGTTTCCTATTACGAATAGCACAACCTACGACTATATTTGGTGGCGTCAGCTATTTTGGAGTGGTCCGGACCAGCTAGATAATCAATACGGCTTTATTAAAATTATTGCCACTGATGAAGAAGGCACGTTCTTATATGGCGTTGAGACATTTAAGCGAGCTCGTGGCCTTGATTGTGAATACAATTTCCTTGGCGCTGATGGTCACGGCGGTTTCAAGACTTTGAAAAGCATTAAGTTTTGGGATACGCAGTATGACAAAGAGAATCCGTTCAATGAGCCGCGAGGTTTCTCGGACATTTTGAGGAAAGATGACGTCGTTGACTTCTACTGGTGGGGTGGGCGTAATCCGTTCACGATACCAGCGATTAAAGGCAAGAAAACAGCGAACGTCCATATCATTATGGGCGGTTTTTCAGGAAGAACGCTGGTAACTCGTATGTATGTCAGTGACTTTCTTTTTCAAGCTAACAAAGTGCCGACGTGGGAAGATATTCCGAATCGGTACACGATGGGAAGTACTGTTGAAATCAATAGCGAGAACCGGACTATTTTAGTTAGTGGGATTCAAAGTGCCAAAGAAATGATTGACGGCGGAGACTTCTTGAAAATACCAAAAGGGCGAAGCAAGATTGCGATTTCGACGTCTAGCTGGTGCGAGCTGAAGCCAACAGCAACAATCGAATTTGAGGAGAGGTGGAGCTAATGCTATTAAGCATTTTAGACCATAACCTTGAGCGTGTCGGATTTTTAGACAATGAAGACAACGTTAAAGGTCTTGTTTTTTATAACGATATGTGGTCGCGCTACCTTGAAACAGGTTCCGCGACTTTTGATTTTACGGTTGACAAAAAGAACCTTGATTTAGATACACACAACAGACGTGTTTATCAAACGCTTAACGAGCGTTCTTTTGTTTCGTTTCACGACAACGGCCGTGCTTACCTGTTTAACATCATGAAAACAGTTGAAGACGAAGACGCAATCACTTGCTATTGTGAGAATCTGAATCTTGAGCTACTGAATGAATACGCAAACCCTTATAAGGCAGACCAAGCATACAGCTTTGAAGAATATTGCAAGAAGCTTGATTTGCTTGATTTTGCCGCTTTAAAACTCGGAATCAACGAAGTATCCGACCAGAAAAGAACCATTGAATGGACTGGGCAAGATACTAAATTAAAACGTTTGATTTCGTTAGCAAATAACTTTGACGCTGAAATCGCATTCGAAACCTACTTGAACGACGATAGCTCTCTGAAAGTGTTTCGTCTGAATGTCTTTAAAGAGCACGATGACAAGCACCAAGGTGTCGGCGTAAGACGTGACGACATCATTTTAAATTATGACCAAAACATCGAGAAAATCACTCGTACGGTCGATAAAACGCCGATTTTTAATATGATTCACCCGACCGGAAGCGACAAGACTATCACGCGTCAAGTCACTAAAACTAGGACGGTTTACAAGACTGTTACGGTCTCTGGTGGTGGCGCAGGAAATACAGAGAACGCTCTACGAAACATCGAAAGTCGTAAGGGTCAACGAGTCGGAACTGGTCAATGTTATTCACTATCCGCCTTGTATTCCGCCTTGCTAGGCGGTCCCGGTCTTGGAGCTGGCGTCACTGGAATCAGCGGGCGAATCGGTGCAGGGATAGCTGCATCAAATATTGGTACAGATTACCGCTGGGGTGCCTTTGGTTGGGCTGTAGTTGGGAACGAGGTTTCTAACGCAAAAGCCGGCGCTATCGTCAATATTAGGGCTAACTATGGTTCGCCTTTCTGGACTGGACCATACGGACATACAGCGATTATTAAATCGGTCAGCGGGTCTACGATTACCGTTCTAGAACAGAACTACGCTGGGCGAATGTACATTGTCGAAAACAGCTACAATCTAGGCGCTTATATGGCTGGTGTTCAAACATTGTGTTATCCGCCAGAACTTGCAGCAGGCAAGGTTGTAGGCGGTCAAGCAGTGACTAAGCAAGTGCCTGTACAGGAAACGTACACAGAGAACGTCAAAGAGACGGTTAAAACAGTCATTCCATCAAACAAGTATAAGGAATATAAGAACGACACTGGAGAGGTCGAGTTTTACGTCAAAGATGGTAGCATTTATGCTCCTATTTCCGCCAAGCTTTATCCGTCAGTTTTGTCAGGTAAAGAAATCGGCGATAACTGGATTAGGAAAGACGCGTCAATCGAAACGACTGACGAGAACGTTCTAGAAGCCAATGCTTTGAAAATGCTACGCGCTGGGTGTTATCCAACGATTACATATGACGTCAAAGGAGACGCCGATTTAGAACCGGGAGACACGGTCAAAGTACATGATGACCAATTCTACCCGGTTCTTTTATTGGAAATGAGGGCTTCAGAGGTTCACCGAAGTTTCTCAGACCCAGACCAAGGCCACTCGGTCTTTACGAACTTTAAAGTCCTTGAAAATCAGCTTCCTAGCGACTTGTTATCTCGTATGGAAGAGCTAGCAGACGCTAAAGCACCTTATACAATCCGATTATCAAGTGATAACGGTACAAGCTTTAAAAATAACGAGGGTGAAACGTTATTTAAAGCCGATTTGTACAAGGGCGAGAAGTTGTTAGCTACTGACGTCTCTTGGCGATGGGCTTTGGACGGCGTGGTCACAGTCGGTATGCAATACCGTGTCCAAGCTAAAGACATCACTGACACAGCGATTTTAACCGTCTCGGGCTATGTCGGAAATACTGAAGTAGCCACTACGGAAATCACGCTAGCTAATATGGTCGAGCAGATTGATTTAGTCATCCTGACGTCAAACGGCTATACGTTCAAAAACAACAACATAGCGAGCACACTGACAGCCACTCTATGGCGTGGGAATAAGGAAATCGACAAAGATGGCACTGAGTTCAGCTACGTTTGGAAGAAAATCAATAGCGATGAAACACCAGACGAACATTGGAACGCTGACCATTCGTACTCACAGAAATCAATAAGAATCACAGAAGCTGACGTATTTAGACGAGCCACATTCTCGTGTGAAGTCCAATACGTTGGCAAACGAATTTAAAAAGGAGAAAAAATATTATGGGAATTATCGCGGCAGGACAGATAACAGTCGTAGACTTGTCAGACGCGCCTGTACTGAATGCGTTTATCACAGCTAATAGACCTACAACGCAAGTTTATAGTCAAACGTCTGGAAGTTATAATCCATCTTATGCCTCAACACCTCAAACGTTAACACTTAACTTAACTAAAGCTGGCTCAACAGCAAGCATTGTCGGCGGTGTTAGTGGCTTACGCTGGTATGTTGTGGACGGTGCCACAAAAACAGAAATAACGTCAAAAGTTAATACTGATAACGAGTTTGTTTCAGGCACTAACAATGAGAACTTGACCACTAAGCTAAATATTGACACAGACAGAGGCTCGAAGCGCTATGAGGCAGCTGGAATTTGGAAAGACCCAATCACTGGTCTGGACGTTCAGTTCAGTGCTGACATTGACCTGTTTTTAACACAGGTTGGGAAAGAGGCACAGGTTTTGAACGTTTATGCTGGAAATGGTAATACGTTCCGAAACAACTTACCTGCCAGCCTCACAGTCAACGCAGACCTTTATCGTGGGAATGTGTTAACGAATGATAAAAAAATATTCAAGTTCTTTTACCAAGACACGAGCATTACTGGCAGCACAGTAGCTGGTTATGATCCTGACGGCGGCATTGGATGGCATCTATGCAATAATGGCAGCAGCGCCACTGAAGGTCAAACGCCAAACGTGAAGCCGACTGAGCCAACGACTGGGCAAGGCGTCCTCACTGTATCGCCAAGCAAAGTAACTAACGCACAAAGTTTCAAAGTCGTATGCATTAACCGAATCGACAACACAAAAACAACAGGTCTATGCACTTTGTTAGATATGTCAGATCCATACAGCTTAATGCTTGATTCAAGTGCCGGAAACATTTTCAAAAACCGTCAAGGGTCAACTGCACTGAAGGCGCTTCTTTATCGAAACGGCGAAGAGCTTGACGCAAACGGCACAGGTAAGACTTACAAGTGGTCGAAATATGACAAAAACGGTGTTATGGATGTCAATTTTGGCGGTGGAGGCAATGCATACAAAACTGGCAAAACAATTAATGTTAACGCTACTGAAATTGTAGCTAAAGCTAGCTTCAAATGTGAAGTCTGGGAATAGGGGGTGTATAGGATATGATTAAAGCAGATATTAAAATTGCTGAACAGCGTCAAATTGTCGATGTGCCTGTTGAAACAAAGTCAGAAGCAATTCGTGTGCTTTGGAATACATATGGTCTAGGGATTGATATCAAACGCTGGATTGAGGAGGAAAAAGATGAGCAAACTGATAGCAACGAGTCAGATGACTCTGGTGAACCTAGCGGAAAGGGCGATTGACCGAACTGAGGTAACGTTTTGGCACGGCTTATCCGCAACTAAACACCCGCTAGGGGTTTATGATTGCGGTGGTCGTGACCATGCTTTTGCTAATGAGTTTGACGTTGTCAGCGGAAAGAAATATACAGTTAGGGTTATTGCTCAAAAAACAAAAGGGACTATTAATCTTAAAGGCGGTATCTGGTACACGGAAAGAACGTCTGGTCATCAATTTGATGGTCTAGCAGCCCTTACTCTGGTAGGGGAACTTAGTGAAGATGGGCTAGGAATTTGGGAAAGAACTTTAACAGTCCCAAATGGAAAAACCAAGGGTAGAGTTTATGTTCAGCTTGAACAGTCATCGACTAGTGGATTTTCAACCGCTTATCGTGTATACGACGCTCAGGTATTTGATGAAAACGGGCAACCCCTTGTGACTGACCAGAATAATTTTGGCGCTTTAACAAGTCCTATGGCAGCCCCTGATGGCACGTACATCTGGAAACGAACTATCACGTATTACACAGACGGTACAAATGATACTGTCTGGGAATATAACGGTGTTGGCGAGAAGGGTAATACAGGGGCGAACGGTCAAACCTCGCACGTACACTTTGCCTTCGCCGACAACGCAACTGGTGGCGGATTTAGCTTAACTACACCAAAAGCATACATGGGTTGGTACGCTGATTTTAACGAGGCGGCAAGTAATGACCCGACTAAGTATAGGTGGAGCAAGTGGAAAGGCGACCAAGGCTTGCCAGGGAAACCAGGGGCTGACGGCAAAACGTCCTATTTTCACATGGCCTATGCAGATTCCGCAGATGGCAGAACTGGTTTTAGTTTTAAAGAGTCTGGTCAGCAGTATCAAGGCTATTACACAGACTTCGTACAAGCAAACAGTACAGACCCAACTAAATACACTTGGATGGATAGACGGGCTGGTGTTGAAGTCAGTGCTCGTAATCTCTGGATTCAATCGAAAGCTACTGGTGGTTTCGTAGAAGAAACGCTACCAGACAACCATATTACGGGTCAGAAGAAGTGCTATCGTATTCCAAATAATAAGGAGCTAAGTTTTAATATAGAACCAGATTTTAGTTCTAGACTTTATCGCAAAGTCACTTTTAGCGCTTGGGTTAAATACGAGAATGTTGTTCAAGGCACGAACAACTGGAATGTATTTAACTGTTTTAAACACACACTATACCTAAAGAACAGCTCGACAGGCGCGACTTCGACTGCTAGCTATCTAACGTTAGGAGGTTTTGTTGGCACATCTGATTGGAAGTATATAACGTACACATACGACTATGCAGCTATCAAGTCATACGACCAGCTTAAAACTACTATTCGTTTTAACCTCGAAGGTGCTAAAAGCGGTACGGTTTGGGTGACTGGTGTCATGGTGCAGTTTGGAAATGTGGCTACTGGTCATGTATGGGCACCAGAGGACATTCAAGCTGACATTGACAGCAAAGCAGACCAAACGCTCACGCAAGAGCAACTGAATGCGTTGGCAGAGAAGAATAATCTTATCAAAGCCGAAATGGAAGCAAAAGCGAGCATTGATACTGTCGATAAATGGATAACAGCTTACGAAAACTATGTTAAAGCAAATGATGCAGATAAAGCTAAATCGGAACAAGCTTTAAAAGAAGCGTCAGAACGTATCTTGGGAATGAGATACGAAGTTAACGACTTAAAGTTCGTATGGGATGCAATCGATAGATTCATGAGCTTTCAAAATGAAGGCTTGATTATCGGTAAAAAAGATGGTTCAGCTTACGCTAAATTTAGTGATGACAGGATTAGCTTATTTTCTGGAAGCAGCGAAGTGATGTACATTTCTCAAGGTACGTTAAATATTGCTAATGGTATTTTTACGAAGACGATTCAAATTGGACGTTTTCGCTTTGAAACGCACCCAGCCGATGCAGACATGCTGGTATTAAGGTATTTAGGAGGTTGATATGGCAACAGGTACATTTAGCGGTTCTTACGGTCGTAATATGGCATTGGAATTGCAGGCGACGCAAACAGGCCAAAATATAGCTGGAAATTACAGTACTGTTAAAGTAGTAGGTCGTTTGCGTACTAACGGTTATGCCTCTATGTGGGGTGTCACAAGCGATGTCACTATACACATTAATGGCGATGGTGCAATCGAGCATCCCGTGATTAATATCGGAACAAATTCAACACAGGAAATCTTTAATCGCACTTACAACGTCGGGCATGACTCAGAAGGTAAGAAAACGGTCGGAGTTCAGCTAAGCGTTGGCCTAAATACGGGCGGATACGGTTCTGCTATGGTCGCTTTTGATTTACCGTTGACACCAATCAAGCGTGCAAGTACTGGGAAGGTGACAGCTACTGAGCTTGGTAAAGTTGCGACTATTACAATTGACCGCAAAAACAGTTCATTTAAACACACCTTACGTTATAACTGGGATGGAAAAACTGGAACGATTGCAACAAACGTTGACACGTCATGTAATTGGACTTTACCACTCGATTTTGCTAACACAGTTCCGAATGCGGATTATCACTGGGGAACGGTCTACATTGACACATATTCAGGCAGCACCAAAATCGGGACGAAAGAAGCGACGTTTAACGCCAATATCCCAGCAAGCGTTAAACCAACCTTAGGCGGTATTAGCTTATCTGACAGCAATACGACTGTATCCAATCTGATAAATACGTCAAATACATTCGTGCAGGTCTTGTCTAATATCAAAGTTGCTTTTAACAACGCTAGCGGTGCTTACAGCTCTACCATTTCCAATTATCGTGCGGAAATCGTCGGCAAAAATCTTAGCACAACGTCAAACGGCGGTTCACTTGGCATGATGAACTTCAATGGTTCAGTGACTGTTAGAGCGACAGTCACAGACAGTCGGGGACGAACGTCAGACCCTGTTGAAATTCCTGTTAATGTGTTGCCGTATTTCACGCCGCACATGAGTTTCACCGCACAGCGTAGCGGTTCTGCTAGCACGACCTTAACCGTCACAAGAAATGCCAGAATAGCTCCTCTAACTGTCGGTGGAAAGCAAAAGAACAAAATGATTATTTCTTTTAAGTACAAGGAGCATTCAGCTACTAACTACACGACTGACACAGGCAGCGCAGGTGGGACGTGGACGACTATTGATAATTTAACAAACTCTAGGGCTAATTTAGCAGCTACTTTTAGCACACTAAAGACTTATGACATTATCGGTAAAATCGAAGATGCATTTACAAGCTATGAGTTCTTAGCAACTGTTGGTACAGAGAAGTTTCCTATTGCAATTAGACCAGACAGGGTAGGTTTTGGCAAAACACCAGAAAATGCAAATGCTGTTGACAGCGATTGGGTGTTTAAATACAAAAACAAAGACATTCAACACCATCAATTGACTTCCAACGCTGGGCGTTCACCCTACAACGCTTCTGGCACAGTTGACTTGAATACTAAGACTGTTAATAGTTTTTTTTCATGTAATTCACCTTTAAATGGACCAGCAGTCGGTTCAAACTTAAACGCATTCTATGTCGCTGTCTATTCGGAAAGTGATAACTACTTATCACAACAAGCTATTCAAAAAAGAAGTGGACGAATGTTTACCAGAACAAGAGATAATGGAACGTGGACGAACTGGATTGAGTACGCCCCATTAAACAGCGTAGCTGAATTTACTGCAGTTAACCAGACTAAGTACTATATGAAAAAAATAGCATTACCGTATTCAGCTAAAGGTACTCTTATAAGGATCGGTAACCAAGTGCAATTAACTTGGGATAGATTAATTACTAATATCAATACCGATTGCGAATATAAGGTAATGGGTGAAACAATACCAAACGGTTTTCGTCCAGCTGTAGAAGCGCATATGTCCTTAAACGGTAATGTCTCTAACTCGGTTAACGCTTGGTCTATATTACACTTGGCACCTGATGGGTCTATTAGACTTACTAGCGCTTATAAAGGCAACCATGTCTGGACTGGCACAACAACTTATCTCACCACAGACCCATTCCCAAGTTAGAAAGGAGAAAACATGAAATTAAAATTTGGTTCAAAATCGCAAGAATTTGCGGTTGACGGCACAGTAACAGGCACGAAAGTAATCTTGACGAATGACGAGGGTGCAATTTACCCTGTTTTGTTACCAGCTGATAAAATCAGCTTATCGAATGATGAGCTGGAAAATTTGGCTAAAGATGTTATTTATCAAGAGAATTTTCGGGATAAGTACGAAAATGAAAAATTCAGCGAGATTGATGAGAAAATCAAAAATTACAACGAAAATTCAGAAGTAGCACAAGCTACACTGTTAGACCTTATCACCCAACTTTACGATAAAGGAGTACTAGCAGATGAAATTAGTGAAGAAACTCAAAAATGAAATAGAAAGAGGACTAGATATGATGATTAAACTTTACGCAATTAACGTTATCTCAGGAAATTACCAATATGCTAAAATTCCAAAATTACTAAAACCAAAAGTTAAAGCGCAAATTGCGCTAATGGTTGAAGATGATGAGCTGTTAGAAGAGCTGACTAAGGAAGATACTGCTGAATAAGCTTAGAAAGTAGAGGGGCTTATGGTGGGACAAGATATTATTCATGAAGCCATGAGAGCAACTTGGACGATTGATAAAGTTGGCGGAGTTTTAGCTATAGCTATTATCTTAGTCATCTTGCTTTTAATCAGCGGTATGATTTGGGTCATCAAGAAGTTAGTGACTGGCTTTCAGGAGACGAATAAGGAACTGTTAGCTTCTAATAATCGGATTGCTACTGAAAACCAACAGCAAATGGCTAGATTGACAGAAGCTGTTAATAATCTCTCACTAGAAACTCGCAAAGACATATCAGTTTTGCAAGAGAAGGTGGACGATTTAGAAGATGTTGTTAGAAATACACAGATGTTTTAAAGGAGTAAGAAAATGAATGATGTAATTTTACAAGGCATTATGCTTATTTTAACTGGCTTTGCTGGTTTTATCGTGAAAACAGTAAAGGACTACCTCTTTAAAGAGGGTGGAGAAAAAGCTTTGCGCATTGTTGAAATCGTGGCAAAAAATGCTGTTAACGCAGTGGAGCAGATTGCAAATGAGGACACTAAAGGCGAACAAAAATTAAATGCTGCTAAGACGAAAGTCAAGAAAGCGTTAGAGCAATACAATATCTATTTATCTGATAGTCAGCTTGAAATGTTTATTGAAGCAGCAGTAAAAGAAATGAATGATAGCTGGAAAGGAGAAAATAAATGAATACAGATGTTTTAATCAACTGGTTTGAAAGTCGTCGAGGAAAACTCACTTATTCGATGTACGGAAGTCGAAATGGTTCAGACGGTACAGCGGACTGTTCAGGTTCAATCTCGCAAGCTTTGAAAGAAGCAGGAGTAAATATCATTGGTTTACCGTCAACGGTCACTCTAGGCTCACAATTAGCCAAGAACGGCTTCTATCGTGTATCTCGTAACACAGACTGGACTGCTCAACGTGGTGATATCGTATTGATGTCATGGGGTGCAGATATGTCTACTTCAGGTGGTGCTGGTGGACACGTTGGTGTTATGGAAGACGCTAACACATTCATCTCAGTTGATTACTGGACTGGTGGTGCTGCTGGACAAGCTGTATCTTCTCACAACTGGGACCAATACTACAATGCTCAACGACCACGATATATTGAAGCATGGCGTTATAATGGTGCAGGAGGTAACCAACAACCTAATACTTCTGTATCTCAAACACCTACACGCAAACCAGATTCAAAAGCATATTATCTTGCAAATGATGTTGCGTTTGTTAACGGAATCTATCAAATCAAATGTGATTACCTTGCGCCGGTTGGCTTCGATTGGAATGACAATGGTGTCCCTGTTGGATTGGTAAACTGGGTAGACGAAAACGGTAATAACGTACGTGACGGAGCAGATAAAGACTTCAAACCAGGTATGTATTTCAGCTTTGAAATTGATGAAGCTCATATTACTGATACTGGCGAGGGTGGCTATTATGGTGGATACTATTGGCGTAAATTTGAGTTCGGTCAATTCGGTACAGTCTGGCTTTCTTGTCGAGATAAAGACGATTTAGTCAATTATTACAATTAAGCCAAAAGAAAAGCTCTAAGCGATTGCTTAGGGCTTCTTTTTTTAT